CCACCTACGCTTCAGTGCAAGGGCGTAGGGCCTCGCGGTCGTGTCCAAGTGGTCACGTCCGACTGAAAATTCATCCCCCAGGCGAGCCCAGGAGAATCCAGCCAGACGCATGCACTTTGCCAGAGCGTCGTACCCCTCGATGGGGTCGTCTTGCTCAACAGCCACCGGCACCCAGCACCGCGTTTCAACGCGTTGCAAGCACCGATTGGTCCGCTTCGGCGGGCGAGCTTCGCTGAAAGCCCACCAGCCTAGTGCAGGGCTCTTCCGAGGTACGATCGGCAGCTTACCCACCAATCGTTCCACGCTCCTCCTTAGAGCGTGTGCCGTCCGCCAGTACCCAGCCTCTTCGAGCTGGTTAACTGTGGACACCGTCGAAACGATCCCGGACGCATCCGCGCGATCTGTGGGCGGCAAACTCCTGAGGTAAACGGGTGTGACCCGTTCCCCGGAGTAAGCGTCCATTCCACACGACTCCCTGAACCTCCCAGTCCAGAAAGTCTTGTGTTCGCTGACTTTTAGCCCGAAGGCTTCAAGCGCAGCACAGATCGTGGGGGTCTCGTCAGTGGGACAACAGATGTCATCCCCATAGACGTACACGCCAGCGGAGCACAGTTGCACCGTTTCTGGCGTAACCGGGAGACGACGTGCTTCAATCCGAGCAGAAATGCTGATCAGTTGGAAGACCAGCGCCTCCACTGGGAAGCACATCGCGGACCCCATGCTCGCGAACTTGCGCAGTTGAGCCTCACGGCCATCTGGCAGCTTCGCCCTCGTCGAACGCGACGCCCACAGAAACGCGCGGAACTTGTCCGGCGCCTCCCGAAACGTAACGTCGACAAGGTCAAGGTCGACCCTGTCACTAGCATCCTTCAAGTCGATGGTGGCATAGGAGCCATCCTTAGACCCGAGGAGTGCCTTCTCCTGGTTTACCCTCTGGTCCGAGAAGTTAATCCGGCCGGAGGTGTAGCGGCAATGAGCAATCGCCGCCCGCAGGACAGCCGCGAGACCCTGTTGTGCGAACTGCATCGCGCAGGGCTCGACAGCAATGACTCGGGGACTCTTGAGAGTTTTCGGAACGAGAACAACCCTGGCGGGCTGTTCATCCGAGGGGTCAACGTAACGTGGCACGGCTTCGACTGCGAAGTCGCCCCAGAGCGTTTTTTCAGCTCCGAAGCGCGCGAGTCTCCACGTGAATCCCGCCTGTTCCAGGCGGTCATGCCACTCAGCGAGGGCCCACTTACCGTTCGGGGTGTGACCCTCACCGGTCGCCCCAGGCCCGTGAACACATCGAACGGGAACGTTACCGTCCTCGTCCTCCAGCGTCATAGCTTTGACCACGGTCGCTGCTACGCGCTGATAGATGTGCCCCAGTCGAGTCCGCCACCTCGTCGGAGGCGACTCGTCCGCGCAATCGACGCTATCGCAGCGTTGATCGTGCGAGACCTGAGACGTCGTTAACGTCTTGTCCAGCTCCAGGTAGCCGTCGAGCGCGGCCCGCTGTCGTGCTTTTGAGCACTCGAGACGAACCTTCACCCCAAAGCGCGCCACTTGGCGCAAGGAGCGAATGCAGTCGATCGACGGATCTTTTAGGAGCGCTCCCGTCTTCTTGTCGAACACTCTGTGCAGGAATCCCTCCATAAACCGGGGGAGACCGGCCTTAGAAGTCCCGAAAGACCTCCAAAGGCCAGGAACAGCGCCGCCATTTGCCAGGGCCCGCTCAAGGTCCCGGCAGTACTCGGCAAGGGTGATCGTCACGTACGAGACACCCTCGTGTTCGACACGCCACCGCAACGTTTCGACGTCGCGGTGGACGGCGACCCCGCACCTATCTCCCACATCGTGCAGGAGACGCGTCATCAGATCCACGAGGCTTTTCACGGTGACCCCCTTGAGGGAGCTCGCCGTCCAGGCCCGTGGTCTGCCCGCCCTACCCGTGAGCCGTCCCAGAGGAATACCGGGCGCCGAAGCGCCCGGCGGTGTCAGGCCGCAGTGGCCTTCCCCTCTACATCTCGCCGCCGGCGACCCTAAGGAAGGTCGC